GCCAATCTTCGTCTGACTTAGCGCCCATCATTGGCTTAATTGCATTATGAATAGGGAACTCATACCGCTTATCGTCTTGCACGTAGAAAAACACAGCTTCATGCACAATCATTCCGGTGGCTTCCAGCATTTCGAGATTAAATTTTGTTTGTGATAAACCCCATCCTTTGCCGTACATGCCGAATACTTCGGTTGCTTTCTTGGTTTGATACATTGCATCAATAGCAGTAAACCCGCCGCGCTGCGTCACTCTTTTTGTATAAGATGGATCGGTCTTATCGACTCTATCCCATACTTTCATTAATTCGCTCATTTTCCCACCTCGATTTGCTCGTTTATTTTATGCTCTTGGCCTTCCATATACCCCACCGTCAAAAGACACAGGACGATTAACGTTAAAGCGACTGACGTTCTCATGCTGTCACCTCCGTTATAAGCGCCTGATATCGGGCGTGCTGCTCCTTAGTTGCTGGATACTCAACGCAGTCATGCTTAACCGTATATGTTTTTTCTACATATTTGCGTGCATATTTGTAATTCTGAATAGTCCCCATATCGCTTGCAGTGACAATTGGATAGTCACCATCGAATGATTTAACTTTTGAAGCATCCGCAACAAAGTAGACTTGATCCACTAGGTCAAAATCTTCGTGGTTGCTTGCCTCTATCAGCTCGCCAATCTCAAATTCAGGTCTAACGTCTGGTTGACGCATAATATCTGATGTATCCAGGTGTAATGCTCTGCCTCCAGAATTGCTTGCAATACAGCCGATTTCTGTATAGAAGTGAAATAGCAAGTCTACTCCCTCACAAAAACTGCCCTTAACGCCTGTTACTAGGTCGCCTCTTTTAAATTCAGGCTTATCTCGTAAATCAAATGCATCAGTTGCAATGAAACTTATTTCGCCGCGAATATTTTTTAAAACAGATGTGTTTGGTAGTTCATCTGGCCGGACATAAGTTAGCTTTTCTCCTTCGTAGCAGCCGTTGTAATCCCTATTCATAACTACTATATCGCCGTGCGTGTAATTTCTCATAATGATAGCTCCACCGGTTCGTCAGGCACATAAAAGGTCGCTTCCCATACATCGCTATCATCATGTATTTTTAGAGTGAATGACTCTGAAGCATCAAACAGTACGCTGTGAACCTTAAAGTTTTCATTAGTAAGCCACTCAAATATTTGATCGCCTTTTAAAATAACGCGTTTATTATCAAACTCAAGAATACCGTTCTCAGTGATGTCGTGCAGCATTAAAGGCAAGCAATTTAGGCAGCGTAAAGGCGCTTGATCCGGCTCGTTTAAATGTTCATCTAACATAATCTTTTCCTCTATATAGTCTTTAGGGCTAAAACTGAAACCTACCATATCGCGTTTTTTATATTCTTCGAGTAGGTTCATTGCGTTCTGCTGTTTGCGATTTGTTGTACACATCTTAATGGATTAATTTGATACCGTCAACATTTAATTATATAAAAGATATATTAATTTATATATTGCAATTATATATTATCTCGTGGTAAAGTAGTTGCAACTTAACCGGAGAAGTAAAAATATGTCACATATATTAGCGCCATTAAAAATACCAAACGATCTACACGAATGGCTTGACGCGAAGAAAGTAAAAACGGGTAACTCTTATAGCGTAATCGTAAGGGATGCAATGAGATTAGAGATGGATCGAGACAAGCGCAAAGCCGCTAGGGGAGAATGATGTGGTATATATATTAAATGACGATCAAAAGCCGATGAGCGGGGTTGATGTTCACATTGTCACTGAGTCTGGGTCGAAGGGAGTAGCTAAATACTGGGATGTAACAGGAACTTGGCTAACTTACGATAAAGCGTTAGATATTGATGACAGGGTTGAAAAATGGAAGTATGAGGACGCTAAAATAAAACAATAACCATTATTGGAGAATGATATGAAATGGTTTAACCAGCTCAATACGTTAATAACAGGTTTAGCAGTAGTAATATTCATACTGCTAATAATCGTCGGTTACGGCATTTCACGCGCTACAGGATTTATATTATGAGTTTATTCAGCCCAGATGCTTTACTAACTAAAATGTGCGATTCAGGAATATGCACAGCACCTAAGCCGCTTATCAATTTTAAGAGAGTACCGGTAAACGAGGACGGCCACAGCGATACTTGTAAAACGTGCGTCACACTAGAGAAGCAAGGAATAGAGGCGCGTGATCTAACGATTAGACGCATTAGACGCGAGAACTATTACAAACGTAAAGAAGGTCAAGAGCTTGCGGCTGATATTAACCATTTAAAGTATGCGAAGATTTAGGGGGAAGGTTATGTGCAAGTTTAGAGTTTACTTTTCACCAGCCTTAGAGGTTGTTGGTCAAGATTTTATAAGCGATACGGTTAGCAGCTTTGAAAGCGCCAAAATGATAATGGATACGCTAGCAAACTATACGCTGCTGTTGCATCGAAGTGGGCTAATGGAAGATTTTTCTAATATGGCTGAAATACAACAGGAAGTTGATGGCGAATGGGTAGATTGCACTTATTTGGAATAAGAGCAGCAAGAGCTATTCGACGGCACTAAATCAGCGTTAAATGCGCTTAGTATAAAGGGGTAATACATGTTTAATAACATAAAGATTCTTCTTGGATTTAAAGAAGTGTGGCATGTTTCATTTACTGTTCGTATTCATGGTAGATCGCCTAGTTGTGGTGATGGGGTTTATACTTTTAGGCCAAAATTCACATCTAAAATGCTAGATGACTTACGCGCTGAACTGGCGGTAGAGGCAAGCATTGCCGCAACTATGGATATTGACGCATCAAAGATTAATATAATTGGACTTGCTAAACTGTAAGGTAATTAGCACTTGCAAAGTAGCCGCAGTAGTAATAAGATAATTACAGATTTAAGCAGTACCAGTGTCGAAAACTGGCGGCTCGTAAGAGCAAATAGTGGTAGTAAGGAATCTTTCAGTTAGCCCCCTTGTTGCCTATTTTCTAACCATCCTTGGTTTTTACCGCTTGCGGCAATTCGACCAAGGGGGCTAATTAAAAGGTTTCTTATGCATTACTACCAAAAAAATATAGCAGATTATCGAAAGGATACATCTCATCTCAGCTTACTTGAGCATGGTCTTTATAATCAAATTATAGACAGCTATTACCTAGACGAAAAACCCATAGAAACCCAGCTGGTTATCCGTAGGTTATCAATTAAAACCCAAGACGAACTATCGGCACTTAATTTGGTTCTAACAGATTTTTTTACCCCTGCTGAATGTGGCCTTCTTTGGGTTCATAAGCGAATAGATAGCGAAATAAGAAAATATAAAGCAAAAGCTGATATCGCCAAAGTCAATGGTAGTAAGGGCGGCAGACCTGCAAAACCTAAAAAAACCAAGCTGGTTAATTTAGCTAACCCAGAAGTAACCGGATCGAAAGCTAACCATAAACCATTAACCATTAACCAAGAACCAGAGAAAGAGAAGAAGAAAAGATTCTCCCCTCCCACAGAACGGGAAGTTACAGATTTTATGATTAGCCTTAACTGGCCGGCAGACAATGGAGCAACAGCAAGGGCAATGATTGACTATTACGCTCAACAGGGATGGAAGCTATCAAACGGTAACATGATGAAAGACTGGAATGCAGCAGCAAGAGGCTGGTTACGTAATCAACAGAAGTGGGATGCTAAGAAATGAAGACTTTTTCGATAGACGCTGAACGGGCAGTAGTGGGCGCAATAATGTTAACGGGTGAAAAGGCTTTTCATCAAGTATCTCAAGACTTATCAGCAAATGATTTTTTTGATGATATTAGTAGAATCATCTACGTTGCAGCAGAGAAAGCGATTGATGGCAAAATGCCTATTGATCCAATAAGCATATCCGAACTGTTAAATAAAAATGATCTTGATACTGTCGGCGGTATGTTTGGCATATCGGAGTTATGTGCAATTCCAACATCAGCAAATGTAAGCGCTTATGCTCGAATAGTGTTAGACCAGTCAAACCTTAGGCGATTGGTTAACACGGGGTCTAAGATAATCGCGCTTGGGGGTGAAGATGACAGCACTCAGGAGAAAATAGCAAAAGCTCAAGAGTTAGTTAGCGATTTAACAAAAACCCAAAAAACCGACGACAAAGACAGCTATCAGGCAACGAAAGAGTTTGCAGAGTGGATGAAGCGAACGGACTCAGAAACGAAATCAGGTTTCTTTGACGAGCATACAGGCGGTTTATTTAGCGGGTTGATCGTTATAGCTGCGGGTACAGGACAGGGGAAATCGACACTAGCGTTAAATATTGCCTACAACTTAAGGCAGCGAAATATCGCTTATTACTCGCTAGAAATGCCAGCGGCTCAATTAATGGGAAGAATGGCAAGCAATCACTCTAATATTAATTTTAAAAAAATACGCGATAAGGATATGAACGAAGGAGAATGGACGATATTACAGAACACAATGAAAAGCATACGCGATTCAAGTATTCGATTTATTGATAACGGCATTCACATCAATCAATTATGCGCCCATGCGCGTGCAATGAAGAACAATAACGGCCTAGACTTGGTGATTGTTGATTATATCCAACTGGTAGGCTCAGACGGACAAACACGCGAGAGGGAAGTCGCAAACATAACAAGAAAGCTCAAAGGCCTATCAATGGACTTGGATGTGCCTGTTATCGCTCTTTCTCAGCTATCTAGGGATCATGAGAAGCGAGCCAACCCAAGACCATGCCTTCGAGACTTGCGTGAGTCTGGAGCTATTGAGCAGGATAGTGACTTGGTGATGTTTTTATACGATGAGGCAAAAGTAAGGGACGATCCAAATAATCCTAATTATGGATTAACTGAACTGTATAGCGGTAAATTCAGGCACGGAGAAAACTTCACAATCGTATTAGATCAACAGTTAGCAAATTATAGATTTGTTAAGTCTGAGAATGGGATTATTTCACAAAATGACGGGGTAAGATTATGAGAGGAGAATATTTAAGTTTTAATCAGTTGTTAAAAAATGCGATGGTTCGTATTGATGAAAGCCAAAAAGAGAATTCAAAGGCTCAGCAGGAGTTTAGAGAGAAGATGCGCGAACTATTCAGCGATCCAGATATGTTTAACAACACAACAACAACGATTAACTGATAGATCATGGAGTAAGTAATGAGTAGAAAATTGAAGATATTGTTTTATTTGCTATCAAACGCTTTTGATGATTGGAAAGAAAGCATATGGGATAAAGATTTAGATTCTTATTATTGCTGTGATGGTGCGGAATGCTGCTGTGGCGGTGCAACCATAGACGAAATGTGGAGAGAGTAATGAATCAGAAACTACAAGTTAAGCAACACTTAGAGGCTGGATTAAAGATAACCAGCTTAGATGCACGTGAAACGCTAGGGATACTCGACCTACCCAAAAGAATGAGCGAGCTGAGGGAAGTGGGCTTTGAGTTCAAAGATCGCTGGAAACGGGTTAAAACGCGCTTTGGTGGCTACACTAGAGTTAAAGAATATTATTTATAACTACATTGGAGAATATTATGAACGATAAAAGATACACAATTAAAATCACCGAGCATTCAGAAGAAAAGACATTAACCCTTAGAGAGTATAAACAGGGTGTTGATATAACCGACAAAGACCCAGAAGGGTGGGGATATACGCAGCAAGTCGAGCAGATAAAAATGGTCGAAAGGGAGGTGTATAAGCAAAACACTGAAAGCCTTGATTTAACCGAGGTCATTAAAGCTGTTAACGGCTTAATAACTAATAGGGTGTAACAATGAAACCAAAAGAAATACGCGCATTAAATTGCATTAACAGATATTACAAAAAGAACGCTGAGCGGCCCAATAATTCTTGGATTTCACGCGAGATAAAAACAAATATTACGGGTACAAAAACAATATTGCGCACATTGGCCGAGGCTGGCGCAGTTGAGCTTAATGAAAGGGTTGAGCTTAATGAAAGGGTTGAGGTTATTGGATCAGCAGGCGTGAGAATTAACTGGATGTCGCGGCCACTAGTGAGGGCAGCATGAGAAATATCGAAAAGCATCTTAAAAACGAGAAAGTAACAGTTAACTTTAAAAACGAAACGGGCAATAGATACGGCAATTTGTTGGTCGTCGATCTTCACGAGACAAGAAACAAAAGCGCATTTTGGGCGTGCGAGTGTGACTGCGGCAAGATTCTAAGTGTGGCCGGGTACAGATTGCGAGACGGATCGCGTAATAAATGCTCGAGGAGTTGCAGCTATACCGTTAAATCTGGCGCTAGAATTAGGATTAACGAGTGGGCGACTAAGTCAATAGTGGGGAATGCAGCATGAAAAAGAAATCAAGAAAGTTGAGCCGTGAAGATATTGCGATGGTGTTAGAGCTTATAAGCGAAGGCATAAAGCCAGGATTCATTGCTTTCTACGCTTTTGGTATGACATACCAGCAATTATATTCGCAGCTTAAGATTTGGAAAGCGGTTTAGAAGCTAAATATATTTAACGAAATGCGATAATAATACTTGTATAGTGCCGAGTCTCGTGTATAATTCTTTACATCAACTACAGAAACGGAGCAAAGAAAAATGAATTCACTTAAAATAAAAACTAAAATAGATTGCAACACCTGCGGGTGCACACTAAGCAGAAGTAAAACAATTAAAGTTTCAGCAAAAATTGAAGCGGACGCAAAAAAAGAAGCAAGCGAAA